GATTTGAAATAATCGTATTTTATATTTGTATAATCTAATTGTAAATTTTTAGTAAATTGTTTCTTTTTCATTAAAGACGTGCCTGCTTTTAAATTTTTATTTAAATAAACAATAGCGGTTAAAACAGAATCTTTGTCCTGATGAACCCAAGAATCAATTGTATTAGGATCAACCTTGTGAAAAAAAGCCGTGGCTGAGAATAATAATCCTCTGTACTCGTTAGGATAGAATAAAGATAATATTTTATTGCAACAAGAATTAAAAAAATTTTTATCTATATCTGCCATGTTACTAGATCTTACTCCTGGTGAATAACCGTCTTTATTATATTCAAGATTACTAGCTAATTTAACAACCTTATCTGGATCATTAAAAAAGTCATCTACACAAAGATTAGTCCACATATCTTTCAATTACTTTTATCTTTTCTTCTGCATCTATGATGACCTGTAGAAATTTATCCATCTCATCTAAATGTTGTGGATGTTCACCTATACCCACTGAGTTCTTAACATAAATATTTAACGTTGCAGTAGCCTCTGCAATTTGTGCTTCGTATCTTTTTTTAAGAGCTTTTAATTTATCCGACATTATCTTTCTCCTAGTTTCTTTTTAAATTTATGTACACGATTTCGTGCGTTTCTTTCCATTTTTTTATCCTTCTTTTTTAAAGCTGTGCCTACATCTCTTCTTGCAGACATCAAACTTTTAACAAGTTTTTTCTTATACGGTCCTTCTTTTAAGTTAGACACTCTATACGATTTACCATTAAACTTTCTTCGTTTTTCTGATCGCATCTTTTCCTTTCTTAAATATGCTAGCCACCTGGCTCTTACCCATGACTTTCGCTCTTTGCTCCCCAACTGTAAGAATTTGGATTTTTCTTGCAAAAGGTTTGTTGATTCGTTTAACTTTCGCCACAGTCGCACGAGCATCTGTAGGGGTCGCAAACTTAATTGATACAGTATCTCTAGGATTCTCATCTGTATACAGTCTCCTCCCAGAACCTTTCGGTTTTTTACCAGTGCCTACTTTAGGATCTCTTCTTGCCATTGATAACTCCCTTTAGCATTTTAGCTTGACCAGCATGTGTCTTAGAGGCTTTCTTTAAACCTTTAATCACTTTTTTAATTGTTTTCTTTTTCTTTAACATTTCCATCTCCTTCTAGCCTGACGTAGACGTGAGTTTGGATCTTTTGCTGCTTTAGGG